GGTGGCGATAACTACGATGCAATGCGAGGGTTATACTTCGACTCAGTAGTATTGGACGAGCCTGCCGACTTCCCTGCTAATGCGTGGCCTACTGTTATACGACCATGCTTGAGTGATAGAAAAGGACGAGCAACCTTTATCGGAACACCAAAAGGCAAGAATGATTTTTGGGAAATATTTAACAATGCCCAAGATAATCCGGACTGGTTCAGCTGTATGTTTAGGGCTGATGAAACTGATATCCTGGATGACGAAGAACTGGCTGATGCCTTGGAAACTATGGGCGAAGAAAGATATTCACAAGAGTATTTATGCAGCTTTGAGGCAGCTATCCAGGGCGCATATTACGCTAAAGAAATGAAAGATGCTCAAGAAAGAGGGCGAATTACCAATGTTCCATATGATACCAATATTGGGGTCTGGACAGCATGGGATTTAGGGGTTGGTGACTCAACGGCAATATTTTTTGCCCAGTATGTCGGGAAAGAAATTCATATAATTAACTATTACGAAAATTCCGGCGTTGGATTAGATCATTATGCTAAAGTGCTGAATGAACTAGATTATTTCTACGAAGGTCATATCTTGCCTCACGATGTTGCGGTCAGAGAACTTGGCACCGGAAAGTCCAGGCTAGAAGTTCTTGAAACTTTAGGAATAAGAAATATAGAAATTGCTCCACGATTAGGGCTAGAGGATGGAATACAACAGGCTCGTTCTATGATTGGCAAATGTTGGTTTGACAAAGATAATTGTGCAAGAGGCGTTGAGGCCTTGCTTCAGTATCGCAGACAATTCGATGAAAAGCTTAAATCCTGGAAAGCTAAACCGCTTCATGACTGGACTTCTCACGGTGCTGATGCGTTCAGATATTTAGCTACTGGGAAACCTGAAGTTGTTGGATGGGGCGCACCTATAAAAAGAAATTTGCAGGGCATAGCTTAATATGCTAAGGTAGCCTTGAGGTAGGAGGCGCGCCAATGGCTAAACAAGGTTTATACGCAAATATCCACGCAAAACGAAAAAGAATAAAACGCCAAAAAGCTGCGGGCAAGAAACCAGAGCGGATGCGGGCTGTTGGATCAAAAGGTGCGCCAACCGCAGCGGCATTTAAACAGTCTGCGAAAACCGCCAAACCTAGACGAAGACGAACATAATGGCAATAAATTTAGATAGTTTGTCGACTGAAAACGGCTTTCCGGCAGATTTTTCCCATATAGAAAAAATCCAATATTTCGGGCAAAGCTTAGGTTTTCCGGAAATGTCGGACGACGATGTAATTTTTTTATTGCTTGAGGGTTGCAAATGGGAAAAAGAACGGAAGGGACTTATGCACGTAAACCCCTATTTAGACCCAAATCAGGTATTAGATAAATTAGCAGAGCATGGGAGATAGATATGCCTTCAGGTAAAGGAACTTACGGATCAAAAAGAGGAAGACCGCCAAAGAAAAAAGGCGGCAAGAAATAACAAATGGCCTTAACTAAAGCCGAAAAAATTAAAAGGGCAAAGGCGCGGCATAATTTCAAAGCCGTAAATAAGCCGAGGCGTGGCGGTAGAAAGAAATTTGAAGTCCTGGCTGTCGAGGGAAACCAAGTCAAATATATTGCCTTCGGCGACCCTAATATGTCAATTAAGAAAGATCAGCCTAGCAATAAAAAGTCATATTGTGCTAGGAGTGGCGGCATCAAGGGAAAAAATAGCAAATTATCGGCTAATTATTGGTCGCGAAAAGCGTGGAATTGCTAAATGGCTTTAACAAATTATACCGAACTTCAAACCTCAATCGCTGAATTTTTAAATCGTGACGACCTCACTGCGAAAATTCCTGATTTTATAGTGCTAGCAGAGGCTCAAATGAATGCTGAGTTACGTCATTGGCGTATGGAAAAGAGAGCGACGGCAAGCCTAGATAGTCAATATACGGCTGTGCCTGACGACTTTATACAGCCAGTTAGGTTTTCAATAATAGGCTCAACTATAAGCAGTTTGTCGCAAACTGATAGCAAAACAATTACTGATTTAAGAACTGCTAATAATAATCCAAGCGGTAGACCGACAGAATATACTATCCTGGATGGTTCTATAGAAGTTTACCCAATTCCAGATACAACCTATACCTTGGAACTTTTGTATTACGAAAAGCTTGATGCTTTAAATAGTGGCAATACAACTAATTGGGTGCTAACTACCTATCCAAATGCTTATCTTTATGGGTCGTTACTGCACTCAGCGCCTTATCTAATGGAAGACCAAAGGATTAATACTTGGGCAACATTTTATCAAAAGGCAATTGACGATATAAATTCAGAGGCGGTAAACTCAAAAACAGCGGCGGCAGGGCGAAGAATTAAAATTAGGAGTTATTAAAAATGGCAACAGTAGCAGATAGAGTACTGGACAACGGATTAACGGTACTCGATACGGAGGCATCTAGGGTCGATATTACTTCGCAAGAAGCGACAACTTATGCCGAAGCAACAAGCACTTATACGCTTGGGAATACCACTTCTATTAGTATTTCAGCCCCTGCCGATCGAACAGGTGGCGGTCGAAAAGTGACGCTTTCAGCAGTATCAGGCGCAAGCGTTACCGGCACAGGAACCGCAACGCATTACGCCATAACAGACGTAAGTAATACAAGATTACTTGTTACTGGCTCTCTCACTGCCTCGCAGTCGGTTACTTCCGGAAATACGTTTTCCCTGGATGCTTTAGATGTAGGAATACCAGACCCTTCATAGGAGCATAAAATGGCTTTTGTTCTTAAAGATCGGGTTTTTGAAACGTCCACAACTACCGGAACAGGCACGTATACCTTAGCGGGCGCAAAAGACGGATATCAAGCTTTTAGCGCAATAGGTGATGGAAATACAACCTATTATGTTGCTACTGATGGTACTAATTGGGAAACTGGACAAGGCGTTTATACCGCAAGCGGAACAACCCTTTCCAGGGCTTCGATTTTAAGCAGTTCAAACTCCGGCTCTGCTGTTAGTTGGGGTGCGGGCGAAAAAGATATTTTCTGTGCTGTGTCAGAAGCTAAGACGGTTTTTGAGGACGATAGCAACAATGTTGCTGTGGGTAGTAATATAACCGTTGGCGGTACTGTAGACGGCAGAGATTTAGCCACTGATGGGGCAAAATTGGATGGAATAGAAGCCAGTGCCACAGCCGATCAGACCGATGCCGAGATAAAGACAGCATACGAAAATAACGCTGATACGAATGCTTTCACCGATGCTTTATTAACAAAACTCAATGGTATCGAAACGAGTGCAACTGCTGATCAAAGTGACAGCGAAATAAAAACAGCATACGAAAATAATAGCGATACCAATGCGTTTACTGATGCCCTCCAGACTAAGCTAAATGGGATAGCTTCAAGTGCTAACAATTATGTTCACCCTAATCATAGTGGGGAAGTAACAAGTACGGCTGACGGTGCTACAGAAATTGCAAGTAACGTAGTTGACGAAGATAATTTAAAAGTAAGTAATACGCCCACCAACGGCTATTTTCTTTCAGCGCAATCCGGTAATACTGGCGGTTTAACTTGGGCGGCTGTTCCTGCGGGTTATTCAGACAGCGACGTAGATACTCACTTAAATCAATCAAGTGCTTCGAGTGGTCAATACTTGCAATGGAACGGTTCCGATTATGCTTGGGCTTCAGTTTCAAGCGGCAACCCTTTTAACCAAAATTTAAATACAAGTGATAGCCCGACTTTTAGCAGTTTAACTGTTAGCAATAATTTATCAGTTAGCAATAATATTACTTGCTCTAACGTAGTAACGGCATATACTTTTAACGCTACTTCAGACGCAACGTTAAAAACCAATATCGCTCCAATAGAAAATCCCCTGGCTATACTAGGGAAAATAACAGGCGTGTCTTTTGATTGGAAAGATAACGAAGGCAGTGCCGAAGGTGTTTTAGCGCAAGATGTTGAAAAAGTATTGCCTAACGCAGTTTTGACAAACGAAGATGGCAAAAAATCAGTTAGTTACAACAACTTAGTTGGAGTGCTAATCGAGGCAGTCAAAGGTCAACAAAAACAAATAAATGAGTTAAAGGAAAAATTAGTTGGCTTATAGTATCAATGGAACTCAATATGTAAACAGTAGCGGTCAATTTACTGGCTCGCACTTATTTAAAACTTTAAACGGTTATGATGCTTTAGGAAGTGGAAACGTTGACACTTTCCCTTCTGGAACAAATGGCTCTTGGGGAAGTTCTCATAATGTCGTTGGTTCTTTATGTTCTGCTTTTAATCTTTCTTACTCAAATATGAATTACGGCGATGGCGTGTCGGGCGGTAGTTTATATCACTTTAAGTGGTCATTAGGATATGAATTTCTACCTTGTGAATATTGGCGAAATAGTACCAGTGACTTGCACTATAGTTATTTAAGCGGGACGTGGAGAGCCTTAAATTTTCATGCTTCAAACTCAAGTGCTAATCATAACAGTTTATTTATAAGAATATCATGAGTTATCAAGTTAACGGAACCACAATAATAGATAGCAATAGGAACTTCCAGGCAAGCGCATTTTCGCGTACAATCAACGGATTAACTTTAATTGGTTCCGGCGATTTAAGATGGAACCGTAATTTAACTTGGGGAGCTGTTGGAACTTATGGTGTTTTCGTTACCACAAGAGGCTCTAACTATGATGTAAGTTCTAACGCCACAGCTTCGGGTAGTAATCTATATTATAATGGAAGTTCCAATTATGGTTATTCATATCCTATGGTAAGGGCAAGCGGTTGGGTGCAAAGCGGTGGAGTTTCAGGAACTTGGAGGCATACAAGTTATAGGTCAAAAAGTATTTACGGCAGTGATAGAGCAGCGGCATTTTGGTGTAGGATTTCATAATGGTTTATCAGGTAAACGGCATAACTGTAATGCACGATGGCTACGAAAAACTTGTAAATAATAATGCAGGTTTTAAAACGTTTGGTGGCTATACAATAGTTAAAAATAGTTCTCAGTCTAATATATCTGACAGTTATGGTTATGCTTTAAGTCAAAACGCTGTTGGAACTTATTCGGTAGCTCTTTCTAATAGTTACTATACTTATTGGTCACCTATTGTCGGTGGCAATACGGAGTCAGGGTCGAATTTAAGAACTTCACGATATAGTAACGGTTTGGCTCAACCGTTCAATGCTTTTAGTACCTCGGGCGTAAATGGTTTTTCCAATACTGGTTATTCGGGAACTTGGCGGCATATGTGTACTAGGTCGGCTTACTATGGGCGTTATGCTCAAGCACTTTATATAAGGATAAGCTAATGATTTGGGAAATAACGGAAATTAGAAATTCAAAATCTTTAAATGAAGAAAATACCGATTTTGATTTAGAAATTAACCACCCTGATTTTGGTTGGATACCTTACACTCTTAATAAAGACGACCCCGACGATTGTGTTAGTAACGAACAACTATTGTCTTTAATTGGCTCAAATTATGCCGCTTTTGTACCTCCAACGTCAGAGGAAATTATTCAACGGCAAGCGGGTGAAGCGAGGGCGTTAAGAAGTTTATTATTAGAAAATCATGTAGACCCACTTATTTCTAATTCTTTGCGGTGGAATGATATGCCTGAAAGCGAAAGAAATGCGTGGACAAATTACCGTCAAGAATTATTGGATATAAGTAAACAATCGGGCTTTCCGCAAAATATAACTTGGCCTCAAATGCCAGAAGAAACCTAGCTTTTAAATGACTTCTTTCGCCCCCATAGCAGGCGCAGCGATTGCGGATACTGGCGAAGGCGATATTGTCCTAGTTGGTAACAATGTTGTTACCCAAAACCCCACCGTAGGCTCAACTGCATTAACCGTAAACGTTGTTTTATCTAGCAACGATGTTACCCTGGGCAACCCAACAGTAGCGTCTACTGCTATAAGTCAAAATCATGCTGTTGCGGGTGTTTATAATGCTAATGGAATAACCGTCCCAACTTTAACAATGTTTGAGGACGAAACTTTTAGTGCGCCAAATGTTTTAACTGGCTCGGTTAGGGTTGGCACTTTAACAATAACTGAAACAAATTCATTTGCGGCGGGAGATTTGACCACTGGTGCGCCAACGGTCGGATCAACGGCGTTAAGTCAAAATCACAATTTACAAAGTGATGACGTTACTACTGGCAATGCAAATGTTGCTTCGGTTGCGGCAACTATTAATTTTGGATTAACCGCTAATGATGTAACAACTCAAAACCCTGTTGTTGGTTCTACAGCATTAACTGAAAATTATGTTTTCGCTTCAGCTAATATAACGACTGGGGATGTATCAGTTGCTAACGCAACTTTAAATC